ATGGTGCAAAAGCATGTTGCAGTGTATAATATCAGTTGCTGCCCCTACACATTGAAGAAAGAAGGAATCACCATGATTTGCCCGAAGTGCAAAAGCGCCAACGTGTCCGTACAGGTCATTAACCAGACGAAGCTGAAAACGAAGCACCACAACATCTTCTGGTGGCTTTTCATTGGCTGGTGGTGGGTGCCGGTGAAGTGGGTGTTCTTGTTCCTGCCCGCGCTTATTGTCAAGATTTTTGCACCGAAGCGCTACAAGACGAAGAACGTCGCCGTCACGATGTGTACCTGCCAGCAATGCGCGTACACTTGGAAGGCGTAAGAAAAAGCCGGGACTGCAAGGGGAAATTCTCCTTCGCAATCCCGGCTTTTCTTATGTCGGCCTGATTCTTCTGCCTATTGGCAATGCTCAATTTTCTCTGCCGCAGGATGGGCGGTTAGCAATCTCGAAAAGTCCGTATCAAGCCGCAGCGCTTCGATTTTGCTGTCCAGAATGTCAAGGAAGGTGACACCTTGCGTAATCAATTCAAATTCGCGAATGGAAAAATCCACGAGGACAAACCGTTTTTCTACATCTTCCCTGCTCAGATAGAACTTGCGAATCAACCCTTGTGCATCATTCCATCCTTTCCCTGTAACGCCATGATAAGAGAACAGGATGCCCAGACGATATGCAGTTGTCTGCATTAAGCAGGCAAACTTTCCGACGTAAGTAACGCCGACCTTCTTGCCATAGTTTTTGCATTCACCCAAAAACGAGGGATAATTGAGAATCAAGTTTCGGCTTTGTAGATATTTCCCCATAGATGTCGCTTCGCACACAATGTCAATTTCATTTGTGCCTGTCCGAACGTTTTGTTTGACTTCAAACAAGTTTCCGGAGTATTTAAGAAGCATCCGAACCAACATTTCCAATGCTTCACCTTTTTCCTTTGCAGTTGCGTTGCCGCCATTAAGCCCTTTTACGCAATCAAGCTGCTTGGAATACTCCGCTATTTGTTCTTCTGTCATTCGGCAAACGTTCTCGTTGCGCAGTTTGGAATCATCAACACTATCCAGTACACGAACAGCAGTATACAAATCCATGTTATCTGACATCGTGAATCACCTGAAAAATAATTCGGCTATTTTCTATCGCAGAAAATTCCGTTTCACAGCGTTCACAGATAATGCGGTCAGGAATTTGATTAAAGACTTCCACTTTCAGCGCTGAATAGCCGCAGCAAGGGCACACCATTTCATAATAAGACTTCAAGAAGCCCTCTTTCTCCATGTCGTGCATAATCCGATAACTGGTGCCAAGCGGACATCTAAATTTCTGGACTAACACAGCCGGATAGAGCCATTGTCCTTTCTTATAGTGCAGAAAAAAATCTTCTATGGAAGTACGCAAGGTCTTGTCGTCTACATAATTAGCAATCACGCGGTCTATTGGCGCTAATGTGTTCAATGACACGATCCATCCTCTCCCTTCCAATTAGAACAGCGTTATAGTAATGCTGGATTAGACCAAACCCGTTGTTACCATAGTTGAAAGTGAATTTGGCTCGCACGGATCTTGTCTTGATTTCGTTCGGCCATAACAGTTCAATCCACGGGAATTCGGACATTTCACTTTTTTCATAGACGAACTGATTCAAAGCATCCTCCAATGCAGGCACTTTTTCGAGGTCTGCATGATACTCCTGAATCAGCGATTTCAATTCCCCGATAAACGGCAGAACCCACTCTTCATTATCGCCGACTTCTAAGACGGCGCGGCCGCCCGAAGCCATATTCATGTATTCTGCTATCAGTTTTACCTCATCGTTGGCAGTCTCTTTCATGAAGTTCATTTCAAGAGGCACCAATTCTACTGCCAATTTTTCTTTGAGATACGCCCGTATCTTCTGAACAAGTTTTGAATAAAATCCTTGCTGTGTCTGGAAATACTGCTTTAACACATCAAAGCGCATTTCAATCAGCTGATGTTTCTGATGAAGCACCACAAGCACCGGGTATTTCAAAAGCATCTCTTCTCCGCTTTGCGGGTGAACAGCTGAAAAAACGAAGCAGAACTTCAGCATAACCTGTTCTTCCAGCTCACGGCGCACCGGAAGCGGTTCAGGTGCGTCATAGCCGACAATTCGTTCGCTTTCGTTTTGCTCGGCTTCCAGCGTTGGAATACCTTCCACCGCATGTTTAACCGTTTCAAAGTCATCCGCTGTGAAAACGGCTGAATAGCGATAATCTTTTTCGTATTCCCAATCTTCAAAGAGGCAGATTGCTTTTTCACTTTCAGTTAAACATCTTGCAATCTGCTCTTCTAACTTCAAGTCAGTCACATTAACGGCCGGACGCGCGTCAAACATGTCAACTTGCTGCACACCGTCGCAAGAAATCTTGTTCTTGGAAAACATTTCCCCAATGTGCTCTTTCAGCTTTGAATTATACAGCTGAACCGTTCCAACAAGACATTGCTTATAGTTGCTTAACTGCATAGACAACTCGCCTCCTTCTTTATCATCCCACCTGCATTATAGCATTATCCAGAGTGACTGTCCAGCATAAACGGAAATTGCAACGCAATTTTAATATTACGCTGTAATTCCTAAACAAATGTGAAACACCCGTGCTAAAACCACATCAGAAAAAGAGCCGGGACAGCCGCAGAGGATTCCTCCCTCCGCCGCCATCCCGGCTTTCCTTATGTCTCCTGATGCTCGTGCAGCGCTTCCCGAATCTCGTCAATCCGGCTGAACGCGGTCTGCACGTTGTTCTCCAACTGGAACGTCCGCTCGACGACGGAGTTGTGCTTCTCCACCTTGCGCTCCAGCTGCTCCAAGCGGTAGGACAGCAGGGCGGTCGTCTTGCTGTTGGCGAAGTAGCTGCCTGCCAGCGTGCCCAGCAGGGAAATCACGGCGACGATGATGGTGTCAAGATTCATGCGTGTGCCTCCTGCTTTTATGCTGCGGCGAAAATGTCATTCAGTTCACTGACGGTATTAGCGTCAATGCACTTGTTGTAAATTCTGATGTCCATAATCGTCCCGCTTACCATGCCCCAGCCGCTTCCCCAACCGCCGACATACAGCAATTTGTCGCCCGTTTCTGCCTGCGGATAGGTCAGCTTATTGCCGTAAATCTTGTTATTATCAAGGTAGAAGGTGTAGTCGTCGCCGTTTTTCGTCACGATAAACGTATGATAGCCGCTATCATACACGGTCAGACCCATCTGTTCGATGTTGATGCCGAAACCGCCAGCGTTACACATAACATTGCACTCCGGAAACTGCTTGCTGCTATTAAGCGTAGCGACTTTCAGTTGCGTCTTGCTGCTTGTCACTTCACAGAACATCAGCGTTCCCCACTGCGAAGCGTCAGTGGCTGTCAATCCGTCGGCATATTTCACTGCGATTGTCCATGCGTCCGCGCCTTCAGCAAACGGCTTGAAGCCGGTATTGATTGCTTTGCTTCCATTTGTGAGGACTTTTGGCGCTTTCAGCTTATAAGCCAGTTCGCCAATGCTGTCGCTTTCAACGGTCGGGGGAGTATCCGTCCCGCCGCTTTCCTCGGATGCGTTCAGCAGACGCGGCGCGACATACTCCCAGACAATCTTGCCGATTGCCATGTAACCGTAGAAGCTGTAATGGCAGCCGTCGCCGCTATCCAACGTCTTGGGAACACCTTTTACCAGTGTCCCGTCCCAGACGTTTGTTTCACCGTATAGCAGTCCTCTATCGTTCAGCTGGGGGAGCAAGTCAATCAGATGCCCCTTAAACGTTTCCTTCAGCTCCTGCACTTCCGCCGCTTCGTCAGTAGCATAGCCTTTGCGTTCCCTCGCATAGATAATCAGATAATCCGCCGGGGCAACGTAATCGACGCATTTCTGCAATTGCGCAACGTAGTCGCTGAAATCAAGATTTTTGCCTTCTGCATCCGAACCGTAGCCGCCGTTTGCGCCCATCCAGAAGATGTGCAGCCCGTTTCCTTTGTAATGTTTCGCACCATAGGTAATGAGCTTCGTTCCTGCGGATACGACCACCGGCAGACCATTGTCGAGCCGCCTGAGCCGGATACTCAGCCCATCAGATGTGTCCTTTGCATAATCACGGAAAAGGACGCACGGCACATCGTTTACATAGCAAGGGTTGATTCCGCAGTCGCCGTATTTGAGCAATTTTCCGATTCTGCCGCTTTCGAGCGTCATCCCGTCTGTTGTGTTCCCAACAACGACGCTTTCACTTGAACTGCCCGGAATTGTACACGCTGGAAGGACGATTGCGTCCGCACCCATCCGCGCCATGATTGTCGGCACGTTGTCAGACAAGATGCCGAGGTTGACAGCATTGCACCGTTCGGAAAGCACTTGCGGATAGCTGATGAGATGCCAGCCGTTGACGTTGCCGCCGACGCCTTGGGTCAGGCTGTCGCCCCAGCAATAGACCGTCTTTTGCTTTCCACCCGTCTGCGGTTTGACCTCGCCGATGCGCTGGTTCATAGCTTCCAGCGCGTCATGAATCGCCCCTCTGATGTCCCTGCCGTACACGCCCGTTTTGATGGTGTCCAGCAGCGCCTGAAAGTCGCTCGTGGTTTCGCTCACGCCTGTTTCGCCTCCTCCTGCGTCTGATTCACCGTCTTTTGCAGCGCCTGAATGCACGCCAAAAGCGCGTTCAGGTTGCTTGCGCCGCGTACCTCCACCGTGGAGAGCGCGTCAATGATGGCTTGCACGGTTTTCCTGCTGATTTCGATGGTTTCCATAGGCTTCTCCCTCCTTATTCCGACGCGCCCGCGCCAAGATAGTTGATTTCCTTCGTGCTGTAATGCCCGCCCGCGAAAACCTGCACGTTCGTCAGCACGTTGATGGTGTTCTCGCCGCCCTCCGGCGTGGCGTAGGTGATGGTCTGCGACGTTTTGGAGACGCGCAGGGCGTCGCTGATGCCCGTCACGACGGTCTGCTTCTGCCAGCTTGCCGCCACTTTGGAGACGGTCAGGCTGCCGATGGTTGCCGTTCCTGTCAGCGTCAAGTCTGAGATGTGCGCATCTCCGATAGACAAAGCACCAAATTCGCCGTCATCTGAATTGACCTTAAACGCACTGAGTGTGACGCAGTTGATGGTGTCGCCCTCAAAATTGTCTGCCCAGCCGCTCACGGTTTCAAATTCGCTCGTCGTCACATACCCTTCAAGGTTAATACAGCTCGCGCTGATTTTGACCTCTCCCGCCGTCTGGTTGATGGTAGAAATCAGGTCGCCCTTGCTGACCTTCGACGTCAATTCCCCGTTGATGCCGTCCAGCGTCACCTGCACGCGCGTGATTTCGCTCTCCGCGTCGCCCAGACGCTCCGCATAGGCGGTCAGCGTGCCGTTCATGCCGTCGAGGTCAGCGCGGACGGTCGTGATGTCCTGCGTGTGCTTGTCTACCGTCTCGACGTAGGCGGACAATGTGCCGTTCATGCCGTCCAGCGTCGTCTGCACGGTGTTGAGTGTGTCGGTGTTCTCGTTTGTTTTCTGCGTGTAGGCGGTAATCAGCCCGTCGGTCAGCAGCAGGTGCGTGTTCTGGTCGCTGACAATCTGCCGCAGGTACTCCACCGACGAATCGACAACCTCCACCGCTTTGCTCGTCGCCGTGGTCGTGCTTGCCATGCCCGTCTCCGGCGTGCCGAACGTGTACTCGGACTGGTCGGGGCTGACGAGGTCAAGGGAAATCGCCGTGCAGGTGTATTCCGCATCGATGCCGTGGGGCGGGGAGACGACGCGCACCTTGTCGCCGACGCGGAACGATTCCGCATTCACATCCAGCAGGTGCAAATCCACCGCGCTGATGGTGATGGTGATTGTCTCTTTCAGGCGCTTTTGCAGGTTCTCCTTCGCCATTTCCAGCAGGGTACTTGCGTCCTTCGCGTCGAACTCCGTCACGCCCCAGATGCGCCCGTAGAGGGCAATTCCGGCGGCCTCCTCGATGTAGTCCTTGCCGTCGTTGACGCTGGCGATGGTGATTTTGCTGTCACCCTGCCCGGCGCAGGGAATCAGGCATGTCACGACCTCCGACGCGGAGACGTACTCGGACAAGTCCAGCAAATTTTCCCCGAAGCGGATGACTTGCCCGCACGATGTGCCGCTCGCCTTCGTCCAGTCCAGATAGCGTGCGCCGTCTTCGTGGCGGATGCGCAGGAAGCCGCCGTGGATGTCAATCAGGTTGTCGCTGATTTCGTCCCAGGTGTTGCCGTAGCCCGTGTTTTCTACGCTGGACAGCGTCTCAATGTCCACATTGCCGATTTGAAACTGCTGCGCCTCGCTGACCGCCTCGTTGTGCCGCGTCAGGTACAGGCGGAACAGCCCCGCCGCCGTGCCGTCGTAATCCGCCAATTTGTACGGATGTAGGACGCTGTCCACCAAGTAGGTGAGTTCGCCCTCGCAGGTGACGGTCTTCTGGCGGTAGAAATCGCTTTCCGTTTCCAGCACGCGCCCGCGCCAGATGATTTCGTCGTCCTGCATCACGCGGATGCGGGTTTTGAGCTTTTGCAGCTTGTCGTAGAGCGGGTGCGCGGGAAGCAGCACAAACGTCAGCGTTCCGGCGGCGTTGCAGCGTGTTTCCAGAACAGGGGACAGGACGGAAAGTTCCTCGTCCCCCGGAGAATACAGCAATGCGTCATCCGCATAGATGGTGTACATTTACAGCCTCCCTCCTCGGTAGTCGATGGATACCGTGCCATTCCCGGTAAAGGTCAGCACGTTGTCGCCCTCGGTGATGCAAATGCTGCTGATGCGGTTGTCGCCCGCCGTCAGCGCGTAGTCCTTGCCGCCGAATGTGGCGGTCATTGCCGTGCTTGCCGTGATGTTCGGGATGCACGGGCGGCGCGTGCCGGGAATCGTCAGCGTCAGCGTGCCATCCACCGGCAGCGCCTTGTAGTCGCGGATGATGCCTGTCTCAAAGTTGAAGGTGTCCCACAGCCAATCATCCAGCGAACCCGTGATTTCCAGCTTGTACGGGTCGCAGACGGCTTTCAGGCTGATGGTGGCGGTCTTGCGGTCGCTCTCCAACGCGTTCATGGTCACGCGCCCGGTGTAGGCGTAGCCGGGGTCTTCATCGAGGATGATTTGCACCCGCTGCCCGTGCAGGGTGTCCAGTATTTCGGAATACAGCGCATCCCAGCGGTTCCGCGCGTCAATGACGATGAACTCCGCCGAGAAATCCCGTGTCTGATAGCCCACGCGCCCGGTCAGCGCTTCGGACAGGTCAAGCGCGCCGTCCAGCCCCGGCACATCCACATAGTTTGTGCGCACCTTCGGCGGCGCGATGGTCGGGCGCGTTTTCGGCAGCAAGCCCCAATCGCGGTAGGTGTGCTTGCCGCCCAGCGTTACCCCGTAAATCATGCGTTCCGCCCCTTTCGCAGCGCCATCCGCCCCAGACGCTTGTCCATCTTGCCCGCCGTTGCGCCGACAAGCACGCCCGTATCCAGCACAATCTGCTGCTGATTCATGCCGCTGAAGCCGTTTTGCAGGGCAACAAGCATCTGGTCGAGCTTGCGCTCCATGCTTGCGCCCACGACCTCACCCACCGCGCTTTTGACGTACCCTTGCAGCACGCCGATGGGCGCGACGGCTTCGGCTCCGGCCTCGCCGACGAGGTGATAGCCGCTGTGCGTGTCAAAGAGGGTGGGTTTGGAGAAGACTGCGCCGTCGGCATGGGTAAAAAAGCTCTTGATTACCTCCCAACCCGCGTTACGCATTGCGCCGCGTCCTTCGGGCGTACTGATGACTTGCTGGTAGTGGCTGTCCGGGTTAAGTGGATTCGTTTCCGGGTTCGTCAGGATTTCAACGGTCTGCTGAACCGTTTTCCAACCGACGGTCAGGTTCAGCCCCTTTGTCGCCCTATCCCATGCGTTCTTCACTTGCTTTGCGATATTAAACGGGTTCAGCAAGTGCCACATAATCGAAAGCGCACCCCCGATTTTTGTCTTGATCTCTCCCCACCATTTGGTGACGGCTTCTTTCGCTGCCTCTTGGTCATCGCCAGTGCCCAGCCCGAACACGATGGTCAGCAAGTTGCCGAACAGTGCCTTGACGTCTCCCCACCACTTCTCCACGGCTTCTTTCGCCGAGGTGAGCGCGTCGCCAATTGCCTTGAACGTGATTTCCAGCGCGCCGCCAACATCTTCGACAACGCCATCCCACCAGTCGCCGATGTCTTCGACAAGCTGATCCCAGCTGTCCGGCAGGTCAACGCCGAACACGCCCTTGAAAATGCCCGCAATCAGCGGATAGCCAACGTGTTCCCACGCCCAGCTGATGGCGCTGCCGATGCCCTTCATAATGTCCGGCAGATTCGTCACAATCGACCGCAAACCGCTGCCGATAGCCGTTCCCAGTCCCTTGAAGTCAATCTTGCCGATGAGGCTCTTGAACGTCTTCAGCAGCGACGGGAACAGCTTCTTGAGCGCGCCGCCGATTTGCTTGACGACGTTCGGCAGCACGTCGATGATGCTGCCCAGCAAGTCCGGCAGCACGTCCGCCAGCCCGGTAATGAGCGTCGTCGCCGCCTCCACCATGCCCGGCAGGATGGTGTTGATGATGCCCGGCAATTGCGGTCCCAGCGTGGAGACAAGCGTCTGCACCGCCTGCACGAGGCGCGGCGCCATCGTCTGCAAGCGCGGGACGATGTTCTTTTGCGCCGCCGTCAGGACGGTTTCGGACAGGTTGCTCACGAGCTGGTCAATATCCTGTTCGCCATCCGCCAAGCCGGAGAGCAGGTTCTTCCACGCCGCTTTTGCCGCGTTGACCGAGCCGGAGATGGTCTTTTCAGCTTCTGCCGCGGTCGTCCCGGCAATGCCCTGATTGTCCTGAATGACGTGGATGGCTTCGATGATGTCCGAGAAATTCTCGATTTTGTACTTCACGCCGGAGAGCTTTGACGCATCCGCCAAAAGCCGCTCCATTTCCTTCTGTGTGCCGCCGTAGCCGAGCTTCAAGTTGTCCAGCATCGTGTAGTTCTGCTTGCTGAACCCCTTATACGCGTTCTGAATATCCTCCATGCTCGTGCCGAAGGTATTCGCGTTGTCCGCCATGTCGGTAATCGCCAAATCGGCATACGCGGCGGCGGCGACGGTGTCCTTGCCAAGCGACGAAATCAGGCTCGCAGAGAAGCTCGTCACCGTGTCCATGTACTCGTTGGCGGACAGACCCGCTGTGCGGTAGGCGTTGCGCGCGTATTCCATCACGAGGTTCTGCGCGTCGTCGCCGAAGAGCTTCTTCACGCCGCCTTCCAGCTGCTCATAGCTGGCGTAGGCGCTCATGGCGCTGCTAACGAGCTTGCCCATCGCGGTTGTTCCCGCCGCAACGCCCGCGCCGATGACTTTGCCCATTTGCAGCGCCGCTTCGCCCGCGACCTTGAAGCCTTTGCCCAGCACACTGCCGACCTTCTTGCCCGCCGCGCTGATTTTGGCAAGCTGCTTCTCTGCACCGCCGGTGTTCAGCGCAATCGTGCCGAACAGCTCAAAGATGCTGCTCATATCGTTCCACTCCTTTCTCCCGGCGGCACAAAGCCGTCGAGCAGATTCTTGCTGTGCTGGATGTCCTCCGGCGTGATGTCCGGCGCGTCAATCGGTGCAGACGTGCGGTATTCCTCCAGAAACTCGCCGAAGCCCTTGTCGAAGCACCGGTGCAGCCACACCTCCCACAGCAGCTTCTCCTCCGTCTCCTCGTTGTACATCCGAATGCACTGCCGGATGAAGTCGCACAGCCGCCCGCGGCGCAGCATCCCGTCCAGCAGGCGCATCGGGTCGCTGTACCGCCGGAAGAGCATATCGACGAGCTTTATTTCGTCTGCCCCAAGCGCTTCATCAGCCGCGTAAAAAAATCGCGGAAATCCTCGCTCGCCATCAGGTCGAACACGGCTTCGGCAAACACGCCCATATCCAGCGCAGCGATTTCCGCGGGCGTTTTGCCGCTCACATCCGCCAGCAGGGTGTAAATCTCGTTCTTGCAGTCCGGCAGGCGCGACAGCAGCTTGTCTGCAATCGTCAGCGCGACGGTCACGCCGACAGTCTCGGCGCTCTCGTTGCCCTCGCGGACGCGCTGGATGGTCGTTTTCCCCGGCAGGGCGGCGCGCAAATCCTCCACGCCGATTTTGGAGAGGATGCGCATCATCGTGAACAGGTCGTCCGCGCGCAGACGGCGCAGGGTCAAGGCTTCGTTTTCCATCGTGATTCCTCCTTGTTTACGAAAAAGGGGAGAAAAGCGCGTGGCTCTTCTCCCCGGTCTGTGATTGTTCGCAGGGGTTTTGCGCCTGCGGGCGCGACCAAAGGGCTTTGCGGTCGCCCTTTGGAAACCTTCGCGTTCCCCCTAAATGCTGCTGGTCTGTATTGCTGCAATGGGTTATGCGGCTTGCTTACGCCGTCGCTTCGGCGGTCTTCGCTTCCGGCATCTGCGTCACCACGGCGGCGTTGGCTTCCGTCTGTGCCTGCGTGGTGTAGGTGCTGTTCGGGTAGTAGATGTGCCACGGCAGCGTCTCGCCGTCGCTGTCCAGTTCGGCGTAGCACTCGAACGTGTACGTCCCGACCGTGCCTTCCTTGCTCTTGTGGTCGCTCTCAAAGCCCGACGTACACAGCGCATTGTCCAGAATCGCGATGATGTTCCGCCCGTCCATCGTCTTGCCGACAAAGGCGATGTTATCCCAGTAATCGCCCGCAGCAATGTCCGCCTTGTCCTCGATGAGGTCAAAGCGCGTGTCGGTGGTCGCCGCCGCGCTTGTGCCCAGCGTCGCCGCTTTGAGGATGTCCTCGGTCAGCTCAATCAGGTTGATGTCCATCGCCGCCTTGCCGCCGGTCTTGACGTCCAACCCCTTCGTGTTCACATACACGCCGTCCACTTCGACCTTCGTGATTTCCGGCGTGATGCTGACTTTCGAGCCGCCCGACGTCGCGCCGATGAGCGATTCGGCAAAATTCCACTTGCCGTCCGTGTACTTCAAGCCCTTGTGAATCGTACCCGCGCCAAAAACGATGTTCTTCGGCGTGGTGCTGCTTGCGCCGCTTCTGCCTTCCTTCGCCATTATTCGTTCACTCTCCATTCTTTGATGTTCAGATTGATGCTGATGCGCCGTGTCGCGCCGTCGATGTCGGTCAGTGCCGTTACGCCCGCAAAGGCGATGGCGATGCCCGACCCGCTGGACGTCAGCCCTGTCCAGCCGTAATCCGGGAATCGCGCCTGAATCGCCCGCGCCGCCGTCATCAGCGCATCAAGCCCCGCACGGCTGTATCCCAGCAGGGTCATGGTGCTGTCCTCGCGCCCGTCCTCGGTGAAGCTCTCCGAATCCGCCCACTGTCCGACGAAATACGTCTCTGGCAGCGGATGCGCCCGGTACTGCCCCAGCGCGTAGGGCAGTTTCATGTCCTCCATGGCACCCCGGAGGATGGTCAGTGCTTCCTGCGTCATGTCATTTCCTCGCCCAGAATCTGCTCTGCCATGCGGACGATGGTGTTCTTCTTCGCCGCGAATGCCTTCTGCAAGGTCAGGTGCGCGTCCTCGCCGTTGGTTGCGACGGCGGGCAGTCCCTTGCTCCGGAGATATGCGACGGCTTCCTCCGCCTCCTGCTGGCTGTCGTACACGCGGGAGTTCTTTTCGCCGCGCGGCTGACCTTCGATGTACACCCACCAGCCCTTGCGCCCGTCGCCGTGGATGGCGTGACTGCCCGTGCCGAACTCGTTCCAGAACGATTCTTCCAGCGGACTGCCAATCTGCGCGGTCATGGCGTTTTCATCCACGGAATTGCCCCACGAGCCGCGAAGCTGTTGTTTCTTCGGCGACGTGGTGCGGATGGTCTGACTTGTCACCTCGTGCGCCGCCTCGATGAGGAAGCGTTTCGCCGCGTCCTTCATCTTCGCGCTGACCTCGATGCTGTAATCGCGAAATTCAATCGGCATGGGTGCTTCCTCCCGTGAATTTCAGGTAGATTTCGAGCTGTGAGCCGCTTTGCATCTCCATCGGGTTATCAATCAGCAGCACATCATAGCACTTCCCCCGGCAGACAAGGCGGCCGTTCTCCGCCGCAAGCTCCGCCGGAAGCTTGGTGTAATCCGCCACAAAGACGTGTGTGCTGTCCTGCACCTTGGCGTTGTAGACGGTATACTTGCTGTCGCCGCCGGTCAGGTCAAGCCAGCCGGTCAGCGTCTTCAAGTCCGCCCATGTGCGCACCTGTTCGCCGATGGCGTTCGTCTCCGTTTCGCTGATTTGCAGCGTCGCGGTCACGTTGCCGCCGATGCCCTTCATGTCGCCGTCACCCCCTGCCCGAAGCGCGCCTTGATGTACGGCGTGAGGAAGCCCATCAGCGCGCGCGGGAAGCCCATGACGGCGTTTTCGCCCGTCAGGTCGAAGTAGGTGACAGCGTGGCGGGAAATCGTCTCCGATGCCACGCCGACCTTATCGCGGTTCTCCATCTCCCATTTCAGCAGGTTGATGACGCCCATCTTCACGTCGTCGGGATAGCGGACGAGCGTCGCGGTTACGTCGATTTCGTCCTTCAAGCCGCGCTCTGCGACCGTAAAGGCGAGGTCATCCGCGCTTTCGACCGTGTACAGCCCATTATTGAGCAGGGAGAAGCTGACTTCCACCGTGTCGCCCGTCGAGAAGGGGACGAGCGCATCCCCAAGGAAAGTGCGCCCGACAATGTCCCCCGTCCAGCGGCAGGCGCGGAGCTGGAAGTTGTTGTTCGTGTACGCGCGAATCAGCAGCTCAAAGCCGCGCAGTTTCGCCGCCAGCAGTGCGTCATCCGCATCCGTTTCCAGATGCGTCCGCAGTTCATCCATCGTCATCAGCACGGCGTTCACCTCCCTTCTTGCGCGGATTATTTCTTGAATTTCGCCAGCACGACCTTCGCGCTGTTGGTCAGCGCAACGCCGTAGTATTTCGCCGCCGTCACGTCGGTCTGCTGCTTCTTCGGCAGCCACTCCGCGTCCACCTGAATGTCCTTCTTCAGGAAGATGGTCACGGCAGGAAGCTCCGATTCGGTGTACTCCGTGTCCGGGGAATCGGGTTCGAGTTTGATAATCGGGCAGACGTAATACTGCGACGCCGCCGCGACCGCCTTCACCTTGTCGCCCGCCGCCAGCTCCACCGACGGGTCAACCTTCGCCTGATATTCGGCAAGGTTCGCCGCGTCGATGGTCACATCGCCGGATTCGTTCTTCTCGTGGGTCACAAGGCGCACCTTCTTCGACTTTTTCACCCACGCGCCCGCAATCTTGCCAATCGCGCCGTTCACCGCCACGCCTGCCGTGAACTTGTCGGCAGAAAGGAAGTCGCTGTCCTTGAGCAGCGTCGCCTCCTGCGCCGGGTGGATGAAAATCACCTTGTCGATGCCGTCCTCTTCGTCCTCGAACTTGGCAATTGCGTCCACCAGTCCGCCATAGGCAATCGCCGCGAGGGTGGAAGCCGCGTAGACGTTCTTGCCCGTGTACACCGCGTCCAGAACGTCGTTGTCCACCTTGCCCGCAATCGCCTTTGCAAGCTGGGTTTCCGCCTGCGCAATCGGGTTGCCAAGGCCGCTGTTGACGGCTTCCTGCGTGATGCCGACTGCCTTCATCGCCTTCTTAATCGTGAAGGTAGTGGAGGAAGCCGTCAGGGTAGTCAGCCCCACTTCCGCGCCTTCCGCCACGTCCTCCGCGTCGCCGATGTAGTTCCAGCTCGGCACGGTCTTGGTGTCGCCCGGAACGCCCACCAGCGTCGTGTCCACCTTCGCATAGGGGGTCAGCTTCAGCTGCGCGTCAATCTTCGCGCCAATCATCGCGCCCATTACTTCGGGGTTAATCAGGTTGTTCAGCTTGGTAACTGCCATTTATTTTTTCCTCCTCATTATCATTTTCGTGACCTCACGAAAATGGTCTGTGCCATTTTGTTGATGTCAACAAAATGGTGTCATTTCTCCGCCGCCATCGCCGCGCGGAAGGCTTCGGGGTTCTCCTCGAAAATCTTCTGCCGCTCTGCGTATGGTTTCTTGAGAATCTCGCTCCGGCTGAGCGGCGCGTGTCCCTCCTGATCCGGCAGACGGTTCTCGATGATGTTCTTCTTGCCGCCGGCTTCAAACTGGTTCGGGTACTTTTTCTTCAAACTGGCAAGGGTGTTCTCCCATCCGTCGATGTTCCCCTTGTCGTCCAGCGTCAGGGCATCCCCTTTCTGCTGGAGTACCCACGTCATGTAGTCGATGTCGCTTGCGCCACCGCGCATGAGGGCAATGTGGATAGCAGCATCCATGCGGCTCTTTTGCAGGGCCGCCTGCGCCGCTTCAAGCTGCCTGTGCATCTCGTCCATCTTCTCTTGGCTGACGCTGTGTTCTGCCTTGTCGGCTTCGAGGGCGGCAATCTTCTGCTGCGCCGCTTCGAGCTGCTGGCGAACGCTTTCGTGTTCTCCTTTGAGCTTTCCGAGGCGAATATCTGCGTTCTCCTCGCCGGTGGTGAAGAGCTTGGCGGTTTTCATGTCGTTCTGGATGGTGCGAATGGTGTCCTCCGCAACGCCGTTCTGTTTGAGAATCTCTGCAAGCGTCATGTGTTTCTCCTTCCACCGCCCTACGCTTATTTACGGGGTCGCATCCCGTGGGCAGTCGGTGTTTTACGCCGCCTCCGGCGAGAGAATGATGTTGTATACCAGAATTGCAAAGGTGCACCCGCTCTTGCGTCAGGTGCGCCTGATTGCCGCTATTGGAGCAGTGCCGCCCACGTCTTCGCGCCGACGATGCCGTCCGCGGTCAAACTGTGCGCGGTCTGGAATGCCTTGACGGCGGCGATGGTGTTCTTGCCGACGATGCCGTCCACCTTGCCGCAGTCGAATCCTGCGTCAATCAGCAGGTATTGCAGAACTTTGACTTGCGTTCCTCTGCTGCCGTTCCTGAGGACGAGAAGGGGGCTTGCGCCGTCTCCGGCATCCGCCGGGTTCTCGGTCGGTGCGGGTGTGTCGGGCGTGTCAGCGGGCGAATCAGGGGCATCCACGGCGTAAGACGTGCCGGTCAGCTCCGCCCACTCGTTCCAGCGGGTGATTTTGCTCTCGACCACGCCGTAAGCCGTGCCTTTCGCCTCGATGACCTTGCCATCGCCGACGTACAGCCCGACGTGGTGACGGTCGCTGCCCTTGGTGAGGAACACCGCCGTACCGGGCTTGAGCGGCTGACCATCGGTGCGCTTGCCGCCCTGCAATGCGCCCTTGGCGGCGGCGTACTTGCGCCACATGGTGTTGCTGCCGTGGTACATATACCCGCCCAGCTGCTTATACGCCCACCAAAACAGCCCGGAGCAGTCCGCAACGCGCCGCCCGACCCACTGCTGCCCGTAGCGTATCGTCTGCGCGCGGGTGGCGCTGTCCTGCGCACGCTGCGTGTGAACCTGCCCCGTGCCGCCCCAGATGTACCCCCACTTTTCCGCCAGCGCGCGGCGGAAGAGGGCGACAACCTCCGCCGCGCTGACCGTTTTTGATGCCATCGTCAATCACCACCGGGGTCAATTTCTGCTTTGCCGAGCTGTTTATACACCTGATTCACGCCCGTCGAGGCGAGCCCCGACACGATGCCGACCGCGAGCGCATTCAGCACGTCCTTCGCCGGGAAATCCGGGATGACGTACATGCCGACGATGCCCAGCACGCCGCCCGCCGCGCCCACGATGACCGGAATCAGCTCATCGCGGATGCTGCCCAGCGACTTGCAGAGCAAGCCAATCAGGTAGGTGATGACGACAATCGCCAGCACCGTGCCCATGGTAGAGATGTCCATGATACCACTCCTTTTCGGAATTATTGTATGAAAAAACAGCCTGCACGAGGTGTGCGGCTGCTTTTCACGAATTAAGTTGATTGCAAGTTGCAATTTCTCTTTGCAACTTGCAATTTTTGGTTTCAAACAAGGTTCAAAGATGATTCAAAGCCGGTTACTGGATATGCCCACCATTGCGTTCCATCATGATGTCGCTGAAAAACTCCCGATTCACGGTGATGTTCGGCAGCTCATTCGCTTTCATGGTAATGACCACCTGCAAGTTCGTCGGGCAGGCATAATCCCCGTAGATGCTTTCTGCCTTCTCGAAGATGGTCTGCCCGCAGTCCCTGATTTGCTGGATTCGTTCTTCTCTGGTCATGGTCACGTTTATGCACTCCTTTCAACGTATCAAAAAAGCACCTTGCAGGGGGGCAGGGTGCTTTCTACCGTTTTTCTCCTTCGCTGGCTTGTTTTCTGTCCTCTTCCAGCAGCTTTTTAAGAAGTGCATCGCGTTCTTCTCGCGTCATTTTCCGAAATTTTTCAATTTCTTCGGTGTTCGGAATGTCATATTCCTTATATTTCACGCTACTTCACCTCTCCGAAAGCGCACGCCCTATTAAAGGAATTTCCGCTCCAATTCCACATTCAGCCCCAAATCATCCAGCGGGATTCCTTCATTCAGCAGCGTGTTCTTGATGGTGTCCAGCACTTCGTAATACGCAAGGCGCTTCCCCTTGTAGAAGGCATCATCGGGGTTTTCCCTTGCCTCGTTCATCGTCTCATTGGCATTGTCAATGACGCGGGCAAGGATATACTTCAATGTACTTTCATTCATCGTATTCACCTCTTCTCTTTAATTCTGCAATTCTGCGCGCCCTTGATTCACGGAAATTAGTGATTTCCTTATACCAATGCTTTTTTAGTCCTTCTTGCTCACGCGGGTCTCTTTCATCCCAATTTGGCACATGCTCTTCGGGATGCTCAATCTTATGCCAATGCTCTACAATCCGCTGGTCAAACGTTTCCAATGACTTTCGGATAGAAGAAGTTTTTTGCCGCTGCAAATCTTTTTCGGCGGAATTTGCAAAGAACTGCAAATCCATCTGAATTATACCACCTTTGCGCTGCTTATTCAACACCTTTTCCGCTTTCAGATACTTCTCCTCAAACTCCCTGAACCCCTCCGCCTTGTCCAGCCCGAAGAACTTCGCCCTGTCCTTCATGGTCTGCAACTCGTCCGCGTCCAGCGCCCACTTCGCCCTTGTCAGCGCGACGCAGCGGCAGTTGCAGTCCTCTTCGGGTCGCCCGAATGCGCCGGGGTATTCGGCTTTCTTGCCGTCTATCTCGAACGGTTCGCCGACTTCGCGAATCTGCCCGTCAAGGATGCGGTGATCCGTGCGCGTGTTGCCGTCCAGCACTGCATCCCACTGCTTGACGACTTGGCAGCCTTGCCCCTTGGCGGCGTTGCGCGCGTCGTCAGCGGATTGCTGCTGAATGCGGTGTCCCTCGGTGCGGACGATGGTTTTCGCGCGTTTGAGCGGAATGCCGGAAGAAATCTGCACCTGACGGGCAATCATGTTGTAGTCGCTGCCGATGGAGATGCCGATGGAAATCTCCCGGCGGATGGTCTTCTTCAGCTTCTGCATATCCACGCCAAGTTCACCGTACAGCCGCCCGCTGAGCTTGCTGTCCGTGCGGACGGCGCGGGTGACGGCACGCTGGTCAAAGGGGGCGAGAATCGGCATTCCCTGCTTGTGCAGACTGTACATTGTGCCAACGTAGCCGTGCTGGTAGCTGCGCGTCAGGTATTCTTCGATGGTCTGATTGCTTTTCTTGTGCAGTTCGTCCAGCGCGGCGTTGATTTGGGCTTTCATCGCCTCCTGATAACGCTTCTGGTAGATTTTCGATTGCGTCATTTCGTCGCTTTCGAGGATGCGAATGTGGTTGTCGATGCGCCGAATCGCCCGCTGGTATGCCTTTTCCAGTGCCTTGATGGTTTCCTGCTCATCATCCAGCATGGCTTGCAGGGCTTCCTTCTCGCTCTTGCGCATTCACATCACCCCGCGTCATCCTCTTCCGCCGGAACGTCCGCCAGCACCACGTCCGCCGCGCCGTCGTCTGATTTCGTCCGCCCGCGAATCGTCTTGTAGTCCAGTTCCAGCACGTCGCAGATGTTTTCCAGCAGCGTTTCGTCATCCAGCACGTCCGCAAGCGTCATCAGCGTGTTCACCTGCGCCTGCTGCTTCTGCGCCTCCGTCAGCTCAATCTGCGCGTTGTCCAGCGCGTTCGCCATCACCTCGCGCTGGAAGTCGAAATACACGTCCTGCATCTGGTAGTCCGTGCCGCCGGATTCGTTGATTTCCGCCAAGACGATTTTCAGCAGCTTGCGCATGAACTGCTTCAAGCGGATTTCCAGCTTGTTGCACTTGAGGTCAAGCAGCGCATAGCGGCTCTTGATGACCACGTTCGTCACGTTGCCGTCGCCGACCTGCGCGGCGTTGAAGCCCATGCCGAAGCGGTAGATGTTCTTTTCGTCCAGTTCCAGCTTCGTCTGGCGCGCCTGATAGGGAATGTCAATCGTGCGGATCTCCACGTCGCCGCCGGAATCCGGGATGCCGATGTGCTTTTTCGCCCGGATGTTGGTCATCAGCTCATCGAGGTTGTCGCCCTCAAAGCCCTTGACGACGTAGAGGACTTCGTTCGCGTCCTGAATGTTGTTGGAAAGCCCGCAGGACATGAGGTCGTAGTCGTCAATCAGCCCCTTGATGGTTTTGAGGCCGGAAAATTGCTTCTGCCCGTTGTCCAGGCGGAAGAAGGGGATGAAGCCGAAGCCGTCAAAGTAGGTGCTTTCGTCGCCGGGCTTGCGCCAGATGGTGTGCGGGCGCGGGTTCAGCGGTGCGGATTCATCCGGCACAATCTCGCCCTCGTTCACCTGGCAGAAGAAGTGCGTCTGCTTTTTGTCCCACACCTGAATGCGCTTGATGGCTTTGTTGTCCTTGCCGATGCGGTCGATGTACCAGTAGATGACGTACTCGCAGCCGTCGTCCGTATCCTTCGCCCGGACTTCTACCACGCCGAGGCCGTCCGCCGCCTGAAAGCGCGTGCGGCCGTCCGCATCCTTGTAGGCGTACATGTACTCGAAGCCCTTCGCCACCGCGCCCGTGATGACCTCGTAGAGTTCAGCGGTGAAATCCTCGTCGAAATAGTCTTCCAGCGCCTTTTGAAGCTCCGGAATGTCCGACCGCACGAACGCTTCCTGCCCGGACAGCATGTACTGCGCTTCCTGGTCTACCAGCTCGGTGAAGAACGGGTGGCTGATTTTGATGTTCGAGCGGTTCTTGTCCTCCTGCGGCGTGCCGTCGGCGTTGATGAAGAACAGGCGGTAATTGCGGATGTCGTGGTCGCCCTCGTAGTAGCGCTGACCCTGCCGCGCAAGCTGCTTGCGGGTGGATGCGCTGTCACTGTCGATGAATGTGCGGATTTCCGCGGGGGATAACATAGGGATACGCCTCCTCGGTGGTGAATTTGGGGTTCAAAAAAAGCACCGGGCGGAACGCTGTCATTTTGCCGCTTTCCGGCGCCTGTAGGTTGCCGCCAGCCCCGCGCCGCCGCTCACGCTGATGACGGTCGTCGGGGCATAGGTAGTCAGCGCCTTGTATGCGGCGACCTCGTCCGCAGAAATGTCGGTTTCCACCGGTGTAGCAAGCGCAGCCCAAATAAAAACGTCATTCTCGTCCAAAAACTGCTTAAAGTCATCGAGGGTCGTCGTGCCTTTTTCGGCGAATGCAAAGCCGACAAGGTTATTATGATTGGCAATCGCCCCGCCGACCGTTTCAGAGCCAAGAGCGGTGGAAAAGTGCGTGCAGAGCACGTTCGACGTGCATGTGCCGTTGAACCAAGCGAAGTAGCGGTCAACCTCGCGCCCTGCCGTCTGCCAATTGAGCGACGATGTTACCTTGATTTTCCGGATACGCTGCACCCGCACGCCGCGCGCCAAATCCACCTTGTCGCAGACCCACTGCCGCCCGTTCTCATCCGTGTAATTGCCGCTGGATGCAACCGGGATGCCGCACAGCGCATTCGGCGTTTGCAGCGTCAGCGTCTGCGAATTGTTCGCGCCGTCCGACACCGTGACCACCACCGTTCCGCCGTCACCCGCGCTGACAATCGGCACGGGCGCAGTCGGGAGCGGCACGCCGTTCTGCGTGCTTTTGCCGTACACATGCAGTGTGCCAAACGGCTTCCCACCGATGCACTCCGTCAGCGTCAGCGGACTGCCGGAAAGCGTCGTGTCCTCGCCGCTGGTCACGTCCTCGTATAGCTTGCGGATGAACGTACCATAGAGCCGGTTGTCGCGCTCCACGCCCATCTTGGCGGCAATGTCATCCAGCACGTCGCCCAGCAGCCGCCCTTGTGTCTGGATGCCCAGCCCTGCCGCCAGCGCGTCCAGCTTGCCGCGGAAGCTGACCTTCTCGCAGGGGATGGCGTACTGCGCAAGAATCGCCGTCAGTCTTTCTCCGTCTGTCATTCGTGTCATCCTCTCGTTAGTACGTCCATTTCTTGTTGATGATGTATTTTTCCAGCCCATACCGCATGGCGTCCATCAGGTGGTTGAAGTCGTCAATGGGGCTGTCGAGCATCTTGCCGAACTTGTCTTTGTCCCATGTGTAGTTGCTGATTTCCGTCAGGAAGTTTATGCAGCGCGGGTGGATGATGATTTCGAGGTTCTGAATCCACTGGATGCCGCTGCGGATGCTGTCCGCGCCTTTCGCCACGCTGTGCACACGCAAGCCCATGCCGCGCAGTTCGGCAATGGATTTCGGCTCTGCGCCATCAGCGGTGATGCTGACCTTTCCGTAGCCCATCGCCGTCACGCGCTTGGCAATCATGTCGTTCGTCAGCCCCCGTTCGTACAGCTCATCAAAGACGTACAGGCGGCGCGCCGGAATGTCCAACAATCCACAGAAGAGCGCCGTCGGGTCGTTGGTGAAGCCGAAGTCCAAGCCGAACACGGATTCCAGCTTGCCCGTCCGGCTGATTTCCGCCGGGTCGAACGGGGATTCCCGCCAGTGCTCGTAAATGAGCCCCCCCACAATGCCCCAGTTCCCTAAGCCAGCCACGGCGTAGCGGCGCGGGTTCGTCGCCTTCATCCGCTCAAATAGGCGTAAATCCTGCTTGTCCAGCCACTCGTTGCACTGGTAGTTCGTTGTGATGGCGAGGATGTCCGGGTCTTCTACGTCGAAAAAGCGCGCTTTCAGCCAGTGCTTCTGATTCCACGGGTTGAACGTCAGCGTGATTTGCTTGAACAGCGGCGGTGCGCATTCGCCGCGGATGGATTCATCCAGCGTGTTGAAGTCGCTCTCGTTCATGATTTCGTAGGCTTCTTCAATCCACACCCAGCACAGCACGCCGCTCTGCGCGGTGATGGAGGTCAATTTCAATGGATCATCCATGCCGCGAAAGTAGATTTTCTGCCCCGTCGGCTTGTAGGTGATTTCCAGCGGGCTTTCCTTCCAGCTCCAGAACGCATCCACCTGCAAGCGGTGAATTGCCCAGAGAAGCTGCGTGAAGCAGCTGTCGCGCAAGGTGCGGTACGTTTTGCGGATGACCAGCAGGTTTGCGCCGGGGTACTTCATCATGCGGTAGATGAAATTCAGCGCCGTCGTGGTGCTTTTCTTGCTTGCGCGGCTGCCTTTGCACACGCGGTAGCGCCCCGTGAAGCGCCAGAACGCGCCGTAGCCGCGCCCGACGACATCCGGCAGGTAGATTCGCGGCTGATTAGTCGTCAAGCGCATCCTCTCCCGCCAAAATCACCGGCAGGCTGCCCGACACATCCACCCTGTCCGTGAACAGCCCGTAGCGCTTGCCCAGCAGCTCCGCCGCCTTGTTCGCGTCGCACAGCCGCGCCGGAATCTCGACGACCTTCGGTTCTTCCTTCTTCGTCGTGCGCCGGGTGGGCTTGCTGCCGCCCTCGCCGGGGATGACTTCCGTCTTCTCCTCCATGCACGTCACGACGACAGACTCCTTCATCTCCCGGCGCATCACCGCCGTCAGGTATTTCAGCACTTCGTCCTGCTTGGCAATCAGCGCATCTTCCTTTTCGTCCATGCGCTTTTTGATGTTTTCAGTCACCTTAGGTTTTGTGAGGTTTTCTGCCGCAATCGCCGCCGCTGTTTTCGGGGAATATCCGGCACGGATGGCGGCTTGCGTCGCGTTCAGGTCAATCAGGTACTCGTCGCAGAAGCGGCGTTGTTTCTCGGTCAGTCCAGCCAAGTCCACCATCCTTTCTGTGCAATGAGGAACGAACGATGCTGTGCCTCCACGCGCAGAGGATTTCATCTCCACGGGTGTGGTACAGCGAATTTGAGGCATAAAAAGACCCGGCGGAGACTGGCGCGTCCGTCGGGTGAGGTGATTGGAGGTTTCCATGTGCAGTATAGCACGGGGGCAATATGAAATACTATGATATTCTATGATGTGATGCCGCGAGCGGCTCGGAAAGCAGGGCGCGAGCTTCTGAAAATAAGTGATGAAAAATTGCAAAATTTCTTTGATTTACTTATTGACACAATGAGTTTATTGTGATATAATAGAGGAGGAAAGGAGGTGAACGGGATGAGCAAGAAGCGAAAGAAAAATCGCCGCAAGCTGGAACTTGCAGCGACGGTTCTGCTGATTGCCCTGAAGGTGCTTCAAATCGCACTGGAACTCCTGAAGGACTAATCAGCCGGGCGCGGCAGGGTGCGCAAAACACCCTGCTGCCCTCGCTTCTATTCTACCACATCTTGCTCATCCGTGCAACATGGATTTTGTACAATTGCTGTTAGACATTGCCGAACTCGGTGTTCTGGTCTATCTGGCTGTGCTGCTGACGAACGATCTGCGCAAAAAGTGAAAGGAGCATCATCATGTGCTATACCCCGTCGAATCCCCCTGTCGAAAGCATCCCCGCCCTCATCAAGAGCAAGCGCAAGGAGCGCGGTCTGACCCAGCGCGCCCTTGGCGAAATGTGCGGCTATACCGGCGCAAGCGCTGAACGCGTCGTGCAGCTGTGGGAGTACGGCAAGCAGTCCGTGCCGCTGGAGCGGATGCGCACTGTTGCCGCCGTGCTGGAAATCCCGGTGGATTTGCTCGTGCCGTGAGCCTCCACCGGGCGAAAAGTTCCCCTCAAGTTGGAAGAACACGCGGATTCCGGCAAGGCTACGGAAGAAAACGCGTAAGCGCGGGTCGCTCCCCGCGTGGGGGGTGGATTGAAAAATATCGCACACTGTTGCCAATGTCGTATACCCATAGTCGCTCCCCGTGTGGGGAGCGTGGATTGAAATACCATCGTGCAAGCCGCGCAGACCACCGCCGCCAGCAGACACAGCACGCCGATTATCGCCATTTTTCTCACCTCCACGCCGCATCAAGCGTCTTTTTCCGCGTCCAGCACCTTTTGAAACGCCTCCAGCGCCTGCCCGTGCAGGGAGCAGACGTGTCGCCACGAGTAGTTCATCTCGCAGGAAATCTTCTCGAACGTCTCAAACAGCAGATACCGCCGGAAAAGCACCGCGTAATGCCGCCGGTCGGTCAATTTGCCCAGCTTCGCCGCGATGTCGCGCTTCTTGTCCACCAGGCGGTCAATATCCCGGTTGATTTCGGCTTTCAGGTCAATGATTCTCGCCACCGCGTCCGCCAGACGATCCGGCGCGCCGCCGCCCCCAGACACGCCGTCTTCCCGCAGGATGGGCGTGATGCGCGTCGCCATGTCCTGCAATCGCGCCGCGTCCGCCAGCTTGCAGGTGATTCGCTCGTCGAGAAAACGCACCTGCGACAGATACTCTTTTGCCCGCATCGTCCGCCCCTCCTGAATCGCCTGTCAGCACCGCCAGCCGCCATTTCGCTTTTTCGGCGGCACCTTCGGCGAATTTTCGGCATTCTCCACCGTCTCCGGCGGATTCTTCGGGGCGTTCTCCGGCATATCTGACGCATTCGGCGGATTCTCTCCCGCGACGCGCTGGGCTTCGAGCAGATAGTCGTCGCCACGCTGGGAATACGCCGCGTCCCTCGCTTGCCCCATGCCGTACACAGGGATGCGGCGCACCCGGCAGTCATCCACCGTCGTCGCCTTGCGCAGGGCGCGGATTGCCGCGTCCACCGCCTCGTATTCGTGGAAATTCACCGCCAGCATATGCTTGCGGAGCCACGTCAGCTGCTCCAGCGCGGCACTCTTTTCTGCCAGCGTCAGCGCCGTGCAGGGGTAGAGCGGGTCGGTGCAGGGGGATTGGTTGCTCATGTTGCTTGTCCTCCACGGTTCAGTGCTGCTTCCAGCCGATTGGCAATTTCCATCGCCGCGTCACGGAAGCGCACGTTGTAGCTCTGCGGAACGTAATACGGGCAGTCCTGGCAGCGCTGATGCTCGCGGCAGACCGCGTTCGCGCTGCCCATGCACCGGAAGTAGCGAATCAGCTGCTCCGTTGTCATGTCGCTTGCTTGCATCAGCCGTCCGCCCCTTCCTCGCTGCCCTCCGGCATCTGCTGATGGCGGAGGCGCATCTGTGCCAGCGCCTGCTGTGCTTTTTCGCGGTTGCCGGGCTGCCTGCCCTCCACCACGTCGCGCAGATAGGCATATTCGCCCACATCATCCGCCGTCCGAACGCCCGCATAGTGCCAGTCTTGCAGGAGTGTCAGCACATACGCCATCGGGGACTTCGCGCCCGTCGCGGCGGCGCACCGGACGGCTTCACGCAGCACTGTCAGCGGCATTTGCAGCACATCCGCCGCGGTGGAGAGCCGCTGCACCTGCGCCGGGGCGGGAATCGCACCGAAATCAGACCGCCAGATGGCGGCAATTTGCTTATCGCGCGCGCGCCCGCCCGTACACGCGCGTTCCGCTTCGGTGTATTCCTCATTCTCTTCTTCTGGGTAACCCGTTTTCCCTGTTTGGTATTCTCTTTCCGTATAGTTTGGTACTATGTTACCGTTGTTACCCCCTATGTTATTATCGTAGTTACTCCCCATGTTATTATTGTAGTTACTCCGATTTTCGCAGTAACTTTGCATTTTTCCCGCTTTGCCGGGGGAATCGGGCGGAAATTCAGGGGAGAAGAAATTGATTTTGTAGGCGGGGGCGCGTTTGTTCCTGCTGCCGGGGATGAAGTCAATTAAGCCGCGCTGCTTTAAGCTGTTCCGCGCCATGATGACGGCGCCCAGCTGCATGGGGCAGAGCGCGAGAAGCCGGTCATTCGCAATGCGGATGAACCCCTCCGGCCAGATGCTCCCTTGTGCGCGTCCGTTGATGATGTGCATCAGCGCATACCACACAAGGCGTTCTCCGGACGAAAGTCCTTCATCAGACGCATATTCGATGAACCGCATGTGTTCCCGCACATAGTTGACAATCGGCATGGTGCTGCCCCCTTATTCTTTGCCGCCGGGCTTATCGGGGATGACGGCAAGGCTGCCATCGAGGCTGTAGCGCAGTACGTTGCACGTTTCCCCGTGGCGGTTTGTGACCTTCGCCCAGTCTCGCCGGATGGGGACACCCGCCTTCTTCAGCTCGCTGATGCGGCTTGCAAGGCGCAGAATGCCGAGGTCAAGCATCGCGTCCAGCGTGGTGATTGACCCGTAGCGGCGCATGTAGTCCAGAATCCGGTCAACCTGCTTGGGGCGCTCGTTCCGGCTGCTCATTTTCCGTCCCCTCCCGCTTCCGCGCGGTCGCCTCGTCCTTGAAGACGCAGGCGTGAAATCCACAACTCTTGCACCGAATCCACAGCGCATCCTCGCGCACATACGGGTTCTCCATGATGGCGGGCATACTGCACAGCGGGCAGAGCGCCAGCTTGGAGCGGTCAATGGTCGTCAGCATCGTTTACGCCTCCACTTCCTGAATGCGGATGCCGTAGCGGAACAGCATCAGCTTGCGGCGGATGAGGTACTCCTTCGTGCGGAAGCCCTTCACGTCCTCCACGACGGTGCGCCCGTCCGCGTCGGTATAGACGAAATCGGCGACATAGAAGCAAGCGCGTTCAAGGACATTCCCGTTCTCGTCCCGCTGAGCGGGGACAAGCTCATACCGCACTTGGCGCTGCAAATCGCCGATTTCGCCCGCCTGCGCCATCAGGCAGAGTTCACGCCAGCGGCGGTATTCCGCTTGGCTATCGAACGTCTGCCCATTGATGACGACTTTCTCGTTGCCGTACTTGCACTGCGTGTCTTGGAGCGATAGCGCCTCGGCGAGCGTCACGGGCGGCATTTCCGTCGCGCGGATGGCTTCTTTTGCCTTAGAAGGGTACTTCAACGCCTGTCACCTCCTCCAGTGATTCCGGGAAATCGCGGTCGTCGTCCGGCTCTTCCTGCTTCTTGCGGGGTGCGTCGCAGAACTCCTGCTGCCTGACGATGACCTCCACCATCGTCTGCGGCACACCGTCCTTCTCGTACCTGCTCACTTCCAGCGAACCGCGCACGGCGACGCGCTGACCCTTGCGCAGGTACTTGGCGGCGAAATCGGCGCTCTTGCCGAACGCCTTGCAGCGCACGAAGTCGGTGATTTGCTGTTCGCCCGACAGGCAGCGCGGGATGGCAAGGGTGTACCGGGCGACGGACGTGCCGCTGCCGCTGGCCACGCCGATGATGGGGTCAGCGGTCAGGCGGCCGGTGCCAAAGAATACGTTCATGGGGAAACCTCCTTCAAAATATCGTTACTTGTTTTTCGGAATGAGCGCCAGCGCAAGCACCGTCGCGCAAATCAGCAGCGTAATCAGAACGCTGTCAGACATATCCTCCACCTCCTCACAGCACGCGCAGGGCGCCGTCCATCAGCTCATAGAGCCGCCCCAGCACCTCGAAGCGGATGTAGTGGATGTTGCCCTCGCCACGGGGCGCGCCGTCAGGGGTGCGCACGGAGAACGTGTGCACCAGTACCGGGCGGCGGTCGTAGTTGGTAACGCCGTCCTCGCAGCGGATGTCGCCGTGGCGGTTGCGTTCCAGCGGTTTCTCCGTCGTCACGATGGTGATGCGCTCCTCTTGGAAACCGCACCACGACGCAACGAGCGCCGCCGCCTCGATTTCGTCCAGCCGCCGCGCCATCCCGCACGCGCACGCATCCGCATAGGTGGCGTATTCCCGGTTGGTGATGCCGGGAAAGTACGTTTCCCACTCCTGCTCGCGCTCCAAACGCTTTTCCAGCGCCTTGGCACGCTCGCGGTAGAAACTGCTCTTGTCTGCCATCAGGCATCCTCCTTCCGCCGGAACAGGCGGTCAAACAGACTGCGCTTGTGTTTGTCGCTCTCATCAAGCGCATCACGAATCGCGCCACGAATCGCATCGCGGAAGTCAGTCGCCAGCAGTGCGCGGGCAAGCCGCTTCGCGTCGCCGTTAATCATCAGCTTACCGCGAATAATCTTCCCGTCGTCCTGCGGATGCGTCAGCGCCAGCACGAGCACATCGTCCGCGTAGGCGCTTTCCTGCGCGGAGTCGGTGGAATCCGGGTCGTGCGTCTGGAGCACGACACAATAGGGGTGGTCAGCAAAGCCCATCAGAAATTCCTCCTTCTCATCTCGGAGGCTGCCCCCGCACGGCACATCATGCCGACCATGCCGGGGGTAACGGGGGACGGCTGCTGCGCCATGGCAGCGTGAATCTCCCGGCGCTTCTGGCGCGATGCCGTGCGGCAGTCCAGGGAAACCAGCAGTTCGGTGAGGGCGTGGATTGCCGCCGGGATGCCAATCACCGTGCCAAGCGCCGCGAATAGTGCCTGCTCAAAGCTCATGGGGAAGCCTCCTCTTGTCGTTTACTCGTCGTCGTTATCGTCGTCGGGCGCGTCGTCAGCGTCCAGCAAATCCGCATCGCCGTTGAGCGTCACTTCCTCGAAACACGCCTCCACCACGAAGTGCTGCTCGTCCACGCGCAGGACGTAGCCGGCGTGCAGGGCGAAATCCCGCGCGCGCTCCTCGGTGTCGAACAGCATTGCCTTGTCGAGGTCAGCAGTCAGGTCAATGCCGCCCTGGGACAGGCGGGTGAAGTACAGGCACAGGACGTCCGCGACGCGGATCTGAACGACGTAGCCGATGGGGGTCAGGGTCATTGCGTCACACCTCCACCCCGTCGGGGTCATACTCGTCCGGGTCATGCAGCCCGGTGTCCTCCAGCTGGTCAAGCATATCGTCGAGCGTGGACATGTCCTCGCGCAGCTTGCGGTAGACCGCCATGGCAACGTAGCTGTTCGGCTGCTCCGGCAGACTTTCCAGCGCCGCGTGCATCTGCGCGTACAGCTGGATGTAGACGTGCCGCGCGCCGAGGTGGCTCATCAGCTTGCCCATGTGTTCGCCCGGGGAGTACATCTCTTCCAGGTACGCCAGCTGACGTGCACGCCACGTCGTGATGGTCATCTTCTCGCCAATGGTCATGGGGAAACCTCCTTTTTTGTAGTTCCCACTAAGGGAGTGTAAACTGCCAATCACTGCTGCCCCTGAACGTACTGCGCAAACTTCTTGGCGAAGATGCCAGATACGTCGGTCAGAAGCTCTTCTTCGCCTGCGCTGAACAGCTTGTCTTGCGACTCGTCCGGCGCGGCTTCGACGATGATGTAGAGCGGTTGCGCGGGCAGGAAAGAGCCGTCAGGCGCACGAAGCGCCGTCTGCCCGATTTGCACAAGCCGCTCGGTGGGTTTTAGGTCGCGGGACATGATGTCGCCTCCTTACTGCATTCTTGGTGCTTTTGAACCTCACTCTCTGTGCCCCTACTATTTGGGGCAGAACACATTTCCCAGCCGCCGCATCTTCTTGACGATGGCGTTCTCTTTCAGCGCCACGTCGCGCGGAAGCTCCTTGCCTTGATACGGCGAGACCAGCGCGACGAGTTCTTCCAGCAGTTTTCTGTACTGCGCCATTGCTGCATCTTCCTTCTGCCATTTTTTCTTCTGCCGCTTGTCCGCAATGTCCTGCAACGCCCACTTCAGCCTGCATTCGTCAATGGCGGCGGCGTTGATGCAGTAAATCAGCTCATCCTTCGTCAGGTCTTTCAGGCTGCGGATGCCGACTTCCGGACAAAGCGCGAGCTTGCCGGTCTGCTTTTTGGGTGACATATGGAGCATCTCCTCAAATTACGGTTAAACCGTATTCTTGGGCAAAAAAATAATAGAATCATACGGAATGCCGGTTGCTTTGCTGATTAACATCGCCTGCGAAACAGTAGGCTCAGTGCGCCCTTTTTCCCAGTTAGAAACCGTGCTTTCAGATACTCCACAATATTCCGCGAGCTTTTTCTGCGTTATGTTCGCAATCTTGCGCGCTACGGGTAAAGTAACTTTTGCAATCACGTTGTTCACCTCCTCTCTCAAGAGTACGGTTAAACCGTAACTGTATTCTACAACAGTTCTGCCGCTGTGTCAATAGGTTAAACCGTAATATTTTCTTGTTTCTCTTGACTTTTTTACGGTTTACCCATATAATGTTCGCGAAGGAGGTGATACATAGTGCCAGCAGATGACAGTAAGCAAATCATGGCGCAGAATATCAAACGGTATATGGACAAAAAAGGTGTGACCAATCAGCAGCTCTGCAATGCTCTGGGGTTTAAGTATACGACATTTATGGATTGGATAAAAGGCGTTACTTATCCGCGCATCGGAAAAATCGAAGCAATGGCGAATTACTTCGGGTGTGAAAAATCCGACCTGATTGAAGATAAATCAGAGAAAGAAAAGCCCGCCGACGATGACGGACTTTCCGAAAGTGTCAAGGCGTTGATTGAGATTGTAAAGACTCTTTCTGATGAGGACGCCGCGTTGCTTCTTGCCGCGCTAAAAGCCAAGCAGAAGCAATAGCTAATGCTTCCTTTGCTTGTTCGGCAGATAGACTTTGGATGTACGCCATTAGTTCTTCTTTGTGGTTCATGCTGCTGCTCCTTTCAAATGCGCGCTGTAATGTGACCGTTGCGTTGAACATGCACATATTGATATAGTAGCATCAGATAAAGTGAGTTGGCAATAGGAGGTGATGATTATGGACTTGAAACAGCGCCGTCAAGAACTTGGGCTGACGCTGGAAGAGGTCGGCGAAGCCTGCGGTGTTGGAAAATCCACCGTCCGCAAGTGGGAGACAGGTGCTATCAAGAATATGCGCCGTGATAAGGTGCTCTTGCTCGCGAAAAAACTGCAAGTAGACCCGATGCTCATCATTGATGGCGTAGACGCACCCGCCGCGCCGTCCTCCGATGAGGATGAAGATGTCGAGATGTCTGCCAGCAATGCAGGTGATGGCATGAATCAGCGCCTGAAAGAACTCCGCAAAACTCTCGGCTTGAGCCAGCAAGAGTTCAGCGAACGCATCAATGTGGCACAATCCACCTACGCCCAAATCTGCAACACGTTTAGTGTTTCAGAAAAGTGGCTTCGCACTGGTGAGGGTGAAATGCTGGTTAAGGAATCTGATTCCTTGGTTGACCAGCTTTGCTATAAGTATGGTTTTGATAGCATTTCGCGCACATTGCTGGAAGTTTTTCTTGAACTGCCGGATGAACAGCGAAAAACTATCATGGATATAGCCCGAAGATTGACCGACCATGCTAATCAGCAGGAAGCGGAGGAAGAGAAGGAAGAAACCGGTTTCCCCGGTCGCCTCGCCGCGGCGGATATAAAAAAGCCCCCACGCGGAATGCGTGAGGGGGGAAAAATACAGCAATAGGGGGTATTCCATTATGGCACGTCGCCGTCATTATTTTCATCGCCGTCGTGGGTTCTCGTGGAAGCGCGCGCTGGGCATCACGTCCGCCAAGCAGCGGTTTGCCCGCTGGACAGGTGTCCCCACCACTCGCCGTGGGCGGCGGGCAAAAATGAAACGCATGACCGGGTGCAGCGGGTGTCTGGTCGAGGTGCTGGGCGTTGCGGCGCTCGTGGTCGGCGTGCTGGTGCTTCTATTGTAAGTCAGTTGACAAAAGTGCAGAAAATCTGAAAAGCAGTTGCGGCACGGCGTGTCAACCAGATTACCACCGCCGCGTTTTTTTGTAAACCAAAAGTCTTGTCTTTGCGCTCGGCACTTTCTTCCCGCGCGCCATCCACACATCTGATTCCAGCGGGCTTCAACCGCTGTACCTGCATCATAGCCGCAAGACTTTCTCCACAGGTTATCCGTATATGATGCTCCTGAAAGGAGAATGCACATGAACGCTGTCATTTACGCGCGCTATTCAAGCCACAATCAGACAGAGCAGTCCATCGAGGGGCAGCTGCGCGACTGCTATGAATATGCGAAGCGCAACGATTTGGCCATCATCGGTGAATACATCGACCGTGCCATTTCCGGTAAGACGGATGAACGCCCCGATTTTCAGCGTATGATAAAAGACGCATCGAAGCGCCAATTTGAACGCATACTCGTTTGGAAGCTCGACCGTTTCGCTCGCAACCGCTATGACAGCGCCACCTACAAGCACAAGCTGAAACAGTACGGTGTCAAGGTCATTTCGGCTATGGAAAACGTGGGCGAGGGCGACGAAAGTGTGCTGCTCGAAGCACTGCTTGAAGCATCGGCGGAATACTATTCGCTTGACTTGAAGAAGAAAATCGCCCGCGGAATGCGCGAAAGTGCCTTGCGCGGCAAATTCGTCGGCGGAACACTGCCGTGGTGGTGTCGCGTCGATGATGAACAGAAGCTGACCGTCATCGACGAGCGCGCCGCCATCGTTAGGGAGGCCTTCATGCGCTACGACAGCGGCGAAGGGTCAAAGTCTATCGTCAGCGACTTTGCCAAGCGCGGCCTGCGAAGCAATCGCGGCGTACCTGTCACGTTAAGCTGGCTCTTGTCCATCCTGAAAAACCGAAAAACAATTGGCGAATACACCTATAACGGCATCGAGATTCCGGGCGGACTTCCTGCCGTCGTAGATAAACCGCTGTTCGACCGTGTGCAGGAGCGCATCGCCCGCAAGCGGCGCACAGGGGGCGGCGAAGCCACGTCAAAGACGGAATACCTGCTGCAAGGCAAGCTGTTTTGCGGTCTGTGCGGAAGCCCAATAACGGCTGAATGCGGGCAGAATCGCAAAGGCGTCGTTTATAATTACTACGCCTGTTCCCTGAAAAAGAAAAAGCACCAATGCAAGAAAGCAAACGAAAGGAAAGACTTTCTTGAATGGTACGTCGTCGAGCAAACGCTTGACTATGTGCTGACACCTGACAGAACGGACTATATCGCAGAAGCCATCGTTGCCGAATATGAACGGCAATTCGACAAGTCAGGCATTAAAGCCCTTGAACAGAAGATCGCCTTGACTGAAGGCGAAATTCAGAAGACGATGGATTTGTGTATTCAGGCGACAACCGACGCAATGCGCAAGCGTTTTATGAAACGCTGCGAAGAACTTGACGCGAAAAAGGCTGACATGGAAATAGACCTTTCCAAGCTGCGCGTCGCCGCGTCCATCACCTACACGAAGGAAGAAGTGCGTGCGTGGCTGCGCCAATTCTGCGCGGGTGATTCCTTTAACCCTGCTTTCCGCCGTCGTATCATCGACGTGTTCATCAATACCGTGTATCTGTACGACGATAAGCTGATTATTTATTACAACCTCCGTGATAGCCGTCAAGTGTCCTATATTGAGGCTATCGGCGCAAGCAGCGAAATTGAAAACCTTCGACCTGTTCCAGACAATAAAAAAACAGCGGTCGAATGTTCGACCGCTGATAAAAATGGTGGAGCATAGCGGATTCGAAGCGGAGAACGCACTTCCCATTGCGTCCCAATCAGTACCATATGGTAACATTCTGAAACCAAAATCAGCATTTGCAGCTTAACAAATCACATGGAATACCACTCCGTTGTGGGTACAATTGTGGGTACGCATCGTGGTGCAGTGTCGAGGAAACACAGACAATATCCAAGTTTCCGGCTAACCTATAATGAACTCATTGAACAGTTTTGGGGCGATAAAATTTGAAAAGTGCTGATTTGTTTTGTGATGTTTGTATCTGTGCATTTGTGATTTGATGAAAATTTGCACCACAAACATCTAACTCCGTTGAGTCTGGAAATATTCTCAATGTAAATTTCCGAACAAAATGTTGGCTCTGCCGACTTTCTTCTTTTCCAAAGTCAGCAGAGCCAATAGATTTCATCAGAAAAGATAATCAGGCGAAGTCTGCGCCAGCATTACCCTCTCGTCCGCCAAAACCCTTGCACAATATTCATCACGCTGCCCAGCAAAAAGCCACCCAGCGCAATCGCCGCCAGCGTCAGGCTGTTCACAGCGGTCGAGTTACCCTTCTCCAAGTCAGAGAACCAAACATAGCCCATTAAATCCGCACGCCCTGTCAGCACACGGCAGAAGCACAGCGTCGTCAGCACCACATTCAACAGCAGTGCTGCATCCCGCAGAATGCCGTCTTTTTTACGCAGCATCAGCAGCAAATCCAGCAGGATTGCCGCACCGCTCATGAAAATGATTGCGCCCATATTACCCAGTGGATATGCCATCGCTGAACTAATCGCCGTCAATGCAGCTGCCCCTGCCGTCAGAACCACATGAAGAATCAGGAAAATTTTCTGTTTCATGCCGTGCGTTCCTCCTTCTTTTTCGCCATTATGCTGATGCAGCATATCGCCACGTAACCCAGCAATCCTGCGCACGCTGCCGCAAAGCCGCCTATTTTCGCCGTCCGATAGCTGACACGCCACCAGTTGCTGACTTCCACCATTTTTGCTGATGTGTTCACTGCATTCATGCGGTTGCTGTTCGCCAGCACATACAGCGTATGATGCACCGCTTCTTTCAATCGGCGGAGAATTTTAGCATCGCCGCCAAGGGTGTTTCCATCGTGATTGAGATAAGCGTACCATTCTTCTTTGATGTCTACGGAGTCGAAATTCGTTGTTCCTGCCGCAACAGATTCTTTCCACGTCATATAGGTTGCCGGATTCACCAAATCAGTCACGATGTACCCCTGAAATCCCCATTCGCCGCGCAGGATGCCATCAATCAGTCCTTCATGCGCACTGACGTAGGTTGTGCCGATGCGGTTAAACGCAGTCATCGTCCCCAGCATTCCGTTTTCAAAGGCAATCTGGAAGCTGCGCAATTCCAGTTCGCGTGCCTTCTGCTCCGTCATGAAGGGCGCCACGCCATTGCGGTTTGTTTCCTGATCATTGAATGCAAAGTGTTTGCCGGCTGCAATCAAGCCCTTGCTGTACGCACCCTGCGCATACGCCGCGGCAAGGAAACCGGACAGCACCGGATCTTCCGAATAGTATTCCACGTTTCGACCGCAGCAGGGTGTGCGATGCAGGTTCAGTCCCGGCCCCCAGATAATCGACAGCCCGTTGAAAAGGCTGTCATTGCCGAACAGTGTCCCGATTGCCTGCGCAAGCTCCTTGTCAAACGACGCGCCCACCAGCTGCGGCGTGCCCATGTCATGCACCTCGTAACCCGCATTGGGGTCTTCCGGCGAAACGTACCACGGCGAATTGGCGTCCGATACGTTGGAAATACTGCTGAGGAAGCCCACTGGGCCGTCATTGGCAAGCGTTCCGCCTAAGAAACCAACAGACGGAATATCCAGATAAATCATGTTTCCGGTCGAAACAAACTCCGCCGCTTCCTGAATCGTCAACTGGTCGAGCAGTTTCTCCCAGCGCGGGTCATCGTAGGCTGCCCCCTTCATATCCGCAAAAGACATGCCGTTATCCGCTCCCCAGATAATGTCCGATACGTCGTCATCCGTATGGATGGTGTAAAAATCGTTTTTGAGCGTCGCAAGCATTTCCGCCGTGGCCGTAAGATTCTCGTAGTTTTTCGGCCATGTGCCTGCCCAATCGCTGCGGCTCAGGTATGTTACTGTGCCGGGCTGAAAAGCATTGAAATCCGCATCAGCAAGCTGATTGGATACCTGCACGCCAGCCTTCGTAACGGCAAACGTCGTCGTATCACATTCCGCGAGCGTCCATGTTTTCACGCACGCGATGTCGCCCTGACCATCCAAGCGCTCCGCATATCCCTGCGCCGTCAGAATGCTGTTCAGCGCTTCATGTGCACCGCAGCCAACTGCAAAGTAATATTCCCCCGCATCCAGCAGATAGGTTTCGCGGTCAGCATCATAGCTGGTCATGTTCTGCATATCTGCCGTGATGGTCAGCGTTTCGCTTTCCCCGGCAGCAAGCAGTTTCGTTTTGCCGAAATCCAGCAGCTGCACTGCACTCTTTTCCAGTCCGCCCACATAGTAGGGTGCTTGCATATACAGCTGCACCGTGCTTTTCCCCGGGACACTGCCCGTATTCGTCACCGTTACAGCTGCCGTCACCGTTTTGTCCTGCTGCGACACCGTCACCGCATCCAGCGTCTGCCGAAATGTCGTGTAGCTCACGCCATAGCCAAACGGATATGTTACCTCTTCGCCATAATTCCAGCCAGCTGCAGAATCAAATGCCCCCACTGTGGAATCCGCATTGCCCTGCCCCATCACAGCATCCGCATAGCGGGTCTCATAGTAGCGATAGCCCGTGTAAATGCCCTCCGCTTCGATGAGATAGTAATCCGCGCGGTCTGTCACCGTGTCAAAATATTCATCTGCATTTGCGAAAGTATAGATGCCGAAATTCGCCATTGCGGGCGATGAAACAGAGTTCGACGCATACACATCCGGCAGCGCCCCCAACGGATTCGTTTCGCCGCAGAGGATGGATGCAATGCCCAGCGTACCGTAATTGCCGGGGAAACCAATCCACAGGATAGCGTCAATGCCGTCATCCGCCGCCAATTCACCGATTTCCATCGGATTCGCCGTATTGAGCAGCACAACCACACGGTGGAAGTTTTCCTTCGCCAGTGCAAGGAGCGCCCGCTCGTCATTCGTCAGCGCCAGCGCATTCCGCGCGCCTGTCTGCGGGTCAATGCCCGTTTCACCAGGATAGTAGTCCGCTGCCTCTGTGCCGCAGCGTCCCAGCACAACAATTGCCGCATCCTGATACGCTGCAAAACCGTTTCGATAGTCCGAATCTGCCTTCTGGATTTCCTCCACGGTCGCCTCCGCCGTTACCAGCTTCGGTTCATTGCCTGGCAGGACACCCACAAAACTCGGCGAGAGTTTATTGGCGTTGTTGTACACCTTGTTCTTGCATACTTTCGTATAGGTCTCCCGCATCTGCTCATTCACTTGGAAGCCTTTTTCGATGAGTGCATCCCCCAGCTTCACGTTTTGTCCCGGTTTTACTGCACAGCCGACGCGCGCCCCGAAATTCATCTTTGTTTCCGCGCAAACGCCCAGCAATGTCACAGCGCTGCCCTTTTCCAGCGGCAATGCGCCATTGTTTTTCAGCAGCACACTGCCTTCTGCGCTGAGGCGTTCGCCCATTGCGCGATGCGCTGCAATCAGCTCATCCGTGTTGGCGTAATCCGCCACATAGGTCGTATACAGTGCATCGTCCGATTCCGAGACCTCAACAACAGCAGTCTGCGTTCCCAGATAGCTGTTGACCATATTGCGATTCTTCTCCAGTATCGTGCCCGCGCTATTCCCGATGAGCATCACGCAGACCCCAAGGCAGCTCAATCCGCACCAGAATTTTTTGGTTTTGAACATGCTTTTTCTCTCCTTCTGCCCGTTTTGCGCATACACAGATGCCCTGCCTGCTGGAAAGCACATCAGGCAGGGATATCTATGACGCTTGGTTATACTTGCGCTTTCACCTGAACCACCTGAATGCTGCTGCGATTCTTCCTGCAGCGCCGTACAATCAGCAGTACGCCTGTCACTGTCACCACCAACACCGCAGCATCAGCGCAAATCATCCAGATTTGCCACTCTGGCAGCACATTGCGGATTTCCGTCTTTTCGCTGAAGCCATTCATCGCCGCGCTGTTGACAACCGTATACAGGATGTTATGCGATGCACGGCGCAGGCTGTTCACCAGCGTTGCATTGTTTTCAATGTCATCAATCCAGTAAACCGTTTTGTCACTGTTCAGCCACAGGTCGCCGCCGTTTTGCAGCCCCATGTCAATCCACATGTAACCGCCGTTCGCTGTCGCATAGTCTGTCACAACAATTCCGCGGAAGCCCCATTCGCCGCGCAAAACATCCTCCAGCAAATCTTCATTTGCACCGCACCAGATGCCGCCGATGGAGTCAAATGCCGCCATCATGCCATGCGCATCCGCTTCCTTGACGCAGATTTCAAAGGGTGTCATGTACAGTTCGCGCAGCACCTGCTCCTGACAGAAGGTTGCAATGCCATAGCGCCGATCTTCCTGATCGTTCAGCACCAAATGTTTGAGGTAGACATACATGCCTTTGCTTTGTGCGCCGCGAACCTCCGCCGCACAGATTTTCCCCGACAAGAAGCCGTCTTCGGAGTAGTACTCAAAGTTGCGTCCGCCATAGGGCGTACGATGCGTCCCTGCCCCCGGCGCATACCAGCCCTGAACGCCCGACTTCAAGCCATCTTCACCAATGCACTCGCCCATCTGCTCCACCAGTTCCTGATTCCATGTGGACGCAAGCACCACCGCAATCGGATAGCCCATGCAGTGCGCACTGCCGGAAATCAATTCATCCGAAATACCTGCCGGGCCATCCTGATCGTTGGAAACAGGCTTGGAAATGCTCAGCAGCTGTGCCGTCTGCCAGCCGCCCAGCCGAACCATGTTCATCATTTCTTCGACCGTCAGGCAGTCCAGCACATTTTCCCATGCCGGATCGTCGTATGCCTTGCCGCGCATGGTAATCAGCTTGATACCTTTGCCCGAACCTGTCGTCGGCATAACGGCGTTCGGGTCGTCAGCGTAATGATTTTCCTGACTGTCCTGCAGCAGCTGGTCGCTCGCCTTCATGGTATGGTTGCCCTTTTTATCCGTCTTGCCGTAGAAGCTCGGCCATGTGCCATCCCAATCACTGCGCGTCAGATAGACATACTTGCTGTCATAGTACGTCATGCTGCTGTAATCAAACTGATTGCTGATAGCCGTTCCCGTTGCGCTGTCCACTGCGCAGGTCGTTGTGTCCAGTTCCTGCTGCACATAGGATGCTGTCATGGCAGCATTGCCCGCATCATCCATGCCGTCTTCAATCGTGCAGCCTTTTGCCGCCAAGATGTTGTTGACTGCATCGTGTGCATTGTCCGCCACGGTAAAGTAGTACGTTCCCGCATCAACAATGTAGGTGCGCGCATTGATTCGGTCATACGCACGCAGCTCTTCTTTTGGCACAGTCAGCGCAACCGTCTCTGTTTCGCCCGGCAAAAGCAGGCGCGTTTTGCCGAAACCGCACAGCTCCACCGATGCCTTCTCTACCATATACTGCTTATCATAGTCCGTATAGGGCGATTGGAAGTAGATCTGAACAACTTCCTTGCCCGCCACAGCACCTGTATTGGTGACATCCACAGAAACAGCAAACTGATTTTCCTCTTCCGTCAGCTTGAAATTGCTGTATTCAAAGGTTGTGTAGCTCAGTCCGTAGCCAAAGGGATACAGCACTTCCTTGCCATAGTTCCATGCCTTGTTGTCCGAAGCGCCCTTTCTGCTGTCTGCATTTCCCTGCCCCAGTACCGTATCCTCATAGCGCGTTTCATAATAGCGATAACCGACGTAAATTCCTTCGCCATAAACCACATAGGTATTCTTCGCGCCCACGCTGTTATAGCCGTTTTCCACGCGCCCATAGCCGAAATTTTCAAACGCAGCTGAGCTTTCCGCGCTGTAAGCATAGGTATCCACCAGCCGTCCAGACGGGTTCACCGTACCATTCACGGCACGCGGAATCGAAATCATTCCCTGCTGACCGGGGTAGCCCACCCAAAGTGCCCCTTGAATATGCTCATATTCATTGAGCCAGCCCAATTCAACCGCGTTTGCGATGTTCAGCAGCACAATCACGCGGTCAAAATGCGCATTGATGTATGTCAGCAGCGCCTGCTCATCCTTGCTCAGAGAGACCTCTTTCTCTGCGAGGTCTGTCGCCTCATGCGCAGGGCGCGAGAAGACAAAAATCGCTACATCGCCATATGCTGCAAAAGACTTTTCCACCTCCGCAGAGAAATCATCCGGCTTGACTTCTTTGGGAATTTTCAGGCCGCTGTCTTGATACATCGTCCACAGCGTTTCATTCACATCGAAGCCTTCCTGCGTGAATGCTTCCTTCAAGCTCTGCACGTTTGTCTCGTCAATGGCGCCGGAACCGCCGCCGCCATAGCGGAACTGCGTTGATGCCTGACCAAAGATGCTGATTTTCGCTCCCTTTTGCAGCGGCAGTGCATTCTGGTCGTTTTTCACCAGCACAATGCCCTCCGCCTCAATCTGCCGGCTGATTTCCGTTTCATGCGCCAGCAAATCTGCCTCCGTTGCAAAGGCGCTTTTGAAGTAATCGCTGTCACCCGAAGTATCCAGATTCACGGTTGCTACGGTTTGATGTCCCAGCGAACGAGTAATCAACGAGCTGTATTTGAGCAGCACCACGTTGAGCGTGATAATGCCCACCATCAGGAGCGCCAGAAGGCTTCCCCAAATTCCAGTAAAGAGCTTGCTGCTCATTTTTTTATGAGGCTTTTTGATTTTCTGTTTCTGCTCGTCCATCTTCAAGCGCTTCCTCTCTGTCTTCCGCTTCAGAATTTCCAAGTTCTCATACTGTTTCGGCCGCATTGGGAATTGGAATCAGTATGTTGAGGATGAAGGTATCCCCTTCCGTGGTCGTGCTGGCATAACCGCCGTATTTCTCCGTTGTCGCACGAATGCTGCGCACGCCGAGGCCGTGATTATGTGCGTCCTGCTTTCTCGTCAGCAGCTGCCCATCAGCGGTATGCACTTCCCCGTCAAACGTATTCTCAATGAGAATTTGCATCATGCTGCTGACGGTGGCAATCTTGACGCTGATAATCTGCCTCTTTTTGTCGGGAATGCGCTCTACTGCCTCCACTGCGTTGTCCAGCGCATTGCCAATGATGCAGACCAAGTCCAGCGGATTCATGAAGTTCAGTTGTTCTCCATGTGCTGCACACATCCAGTTGATGTCGTTCATGCTGCAATACAGGCTTTTGTCGCGCAGCACAGTATTGAGCACCTCGTTGCCCGTATCAATGCTGTTATCGTAAACCTCTATCATTTTTAGGATTTCATGCCCATATCGCTTCGTCAGTTCACCCGTTCCGTCCTTCTGCGCCATCAGCACCGTCACCTGATGTTTCATGTCGTGGCACTTGCGGTTAATCAGGTCAATGTTGTCACGAGTCAAGCGGAATTGCTGCTCATGCACATGCAGCAGCTCATGGCTGACCGCCAGTTCCGCCTGCGCAAACAGCTGCTTCTGATGCGTATATTCCAGCGCCAGAATCAAGCAGCAGAACGCAATCGCATACCACTGGCAGAGCTGGAGCATTCGGCGCACGGTCTCGACTTCAAATGCCATGCATGCATTCGGATCAGCGGTATGTTTGCATTCATAGCTCAGAAACACCTGCACCGTCAGGCACAGCAGCGTCATCGGAACAATGCCCCAGCTTGTCACATAGTAATGCCCTGTGTGTGCCATTTTTCTGCCCCAGAAAAACCAGATGCATGCATACACCAGTAAGCTGATGGTGCAGTACGCCAAATTCATTTGCGCATTGCTCACGAAAATGAGAATGTACACAGAATTGGCCAGATGCTCCGTCAGTGATGCCAGCAAAGCGCACTGAAATGCTTCTCGCCAGCTAATCTGGCAGTAGCTCATAATGACCAGCATATTCACCAGCGGCAGCACAAAATACCACACAACCGGCAGTGCGCCATCCACGGCGGTAGAGGAAGCCAGCATCCCCAGCAGCAGAAATCCAGCCGTCGCCGCACTGCCTTTGAGGCACGCCATTTTTCTCTTTTCCAGAGAATGTGAGAACACCAGCGTTGCAAGCCCAAGCCAGCAAATGTACTGCACACCCACTGTATATAGGCTTTTCAGCCAGTCCAGCAAGCCCGTCAT